TGCAGAAATAAAAAAATTTAACGAGGGTGGAATAAATTATTTACCTTCAAAAGTTTCCCATGATGAGAACGATGCAAATAATTATATTCGTGCACATGGATATGTAGAGGACGGATCTGGAAACGGAGACAAAGACGAAGATACAATGTTAGCTCAATTAGCAGACGGTGAGTTTGTAACAAGAGCAGACGGAGTGTTAGGTGCTGGAATCATAGCTGGAGCAAATCCAAATAGTATGAGAGACATGCGAGAAAAAGGTGCAGCTTACTTCTATGAACAGCAAAAAAGATACAAAAGAGTATTTGATTTATTGAAGGATGCACATGGCGACAGCTCAAAAAAAAATTAAACCACTTGTAAGTATTTTACCCATTGAACCTAAAGATATTGAAAGGTTCTGGCCTCTTATGGAATTTATGATAGCAGAGGCTTTAACATTTTCAGGTAAGTATGCTGATCCAGAATGGTTCTTTAGAGAGTTAAAAAAAGATGTCATGCAATGTTGGATAATGTTTGGCTCAGATGAGTCAGAAGAAAACAAAGTTTTTGGTGTAACTATTGGAAGAATAGCTGAACTTCCAAATTTTAGTCAGTATGAAATTATAATTTGCACAGGAAAAAGAAGAGAGTTATGGGAAGATAATCTTGTTAAAGAAATAACTAATTTTGCAAAACATAATAAATGTAAAAGATTAAGCATAATGGCCAGACCTGGTTGGGAAAGAGTATCTAAAGACTGGGGTTGGAAAAAGAAACACGTACAATTAGAGAAATGGATATAATATGAGTTTTTTTGGAGGAGGAAGATCATCACAACCTGCACCACCTGCAGCTCAAACACAATTTGTTAGAGAGGCTCCTGGTATAGAGGAACGTAAAATTGAGTTGATGGACATTGCAAGACAAGTTGCACAACAACCAATTGATCTTCCTGATGTCCAAGCAGCACCCGCAGGTGCTTTAGAACAATTAGGTTTTACACAAGCTGGAACAACAGGTGTAGGAGCTCCTACAGTAGCTCAAGGTATTGCTCAAATCCAGGCAGCAGCAGCTCCAGTGGGTCAAGCACAAATAAATCAATTTTTAAATCCATATCAATCTTACGTTACAGATGAAATTGCAAGACAAGGTCAGATTGCACAAAATCAATTAGCTGCTAGAGCAGTTGATGCAGGTGCGTTTGGCGGAGCAAGAGAAGGCGTTCAACAAGCAGAGCTACAGGCAAGAACTCTTGAAGCTATGGGAAGAGCAAACGCTTTAGGTTTTGGACAAGCTTTAGGTGCAGCTCAAAATCAACAAAGAGTTGGTTTAGCTGCAGGACAACAATTAGGAAATCTTGGAGCAGGGCAACAACAAATGGCAACTAGAGACATTCAAACGTTGTTAGGCGCGGGTGGTGTGCAAAGACAACTTGCACAACAAGCATTAGATGCACAAAGAGCATCAACTTTACAACAACAATATGAACCTTATCAAAGGGCTGAATTCTTAGCTAACCTATATGCTGCAGGACCTAAAACTCAATCAGGAGTTACGATTGGCACACAACCAACTACAAGTCCATTAGCACAAGCAGTAGGAACGGGTATAGGAGCATTCACAGCTTATCAAGGTTTAAATCCTCAAGGAGTGTAATGTCCATAAATAAAATTTTAAATAGACCTTTGTTTAGAAAAGAAGCTTTAAAAAAAGGCCACCTCAAACCAATAAGTAAACAATTAGGTGGTGAAATAAGAGCTTTACCAAGTCCTTTTTTTGGTCCACCAAAACCAACTTTGGGTCAAAATATTATGAGAAGTTTACCAGTAAGAGCGGTAACAGGTTTAGGAAGAGGTTTAATGAACCCTGTTATTTTAGGAGGTTATGCAGGAGGTAAAAAAGTTGCAGATGCTTTTGCCATAGAAAATCCTTTAACACGAGAAGGTATTGGATTAGCTGGATCTATAGGTGCAACTAGATTACCTGGTGCGGCAGCAATTGGATCTATGGGTATGGGTCCTCAAGCAGGTATTTTAGCTGCTTTAGGCTTAGGTTATATGGGAATGAAAGATCAACAAAGATTTGATGCATTGACTCCTCAACAACAAGCAGCAGAAAGAGCAGAACAAGAAAATTTTGCAAGATCTGTTGAAAGCGATGGTGGTATCTCTCCAAATATTTTTACAAGAGCAAAACCTAAACCAAATATTTTTCAACAAAATAAAAATATTACTGAAGTAAGACCTGAAGGAGGTGGTAGAGGTAAAAAACCATCACAAGTAAATGTTGACGTGGCTACTGAACCTCAAAATACAACAGAAGTTGCTGGAACGAAAAAAATTGATACAGCTAAAATTGCAGAGAACGCGATGGAGTTTCCAAATCCACAATTAAACTTACCAGTTGCTGAAGAAAAAAAAGAAGAATTTAACCCATTGCAACCTGGTAAACAAGATGAAGATGCGCCTAAAGGTAAGGGACGAGGGTTACAAGCTGATTTAGATGCGTTACAAAAGGATTCACCATTCATGCAACAGCTTGACGTAGCAAAACAAATTGCAAAAGAAATGAGAGGAGGCAGAACATCTAATTCTAATCTTATTTTTTTAAGTAATTTAGCATCAGGATTATTAACGGGAACGACTAGAAAATCAGGTTTAGGAGGTGCAGTTGAAGTGTTTGGTAAGGCACTTGGACCAGCCGTAAATAATATGGTTATGGTAAAAATGAAAGAGGATGAGATAAATCAAAACTTGTTGGGTAGAGCCATGGAATTTACAACAGATTTTTTAAAAGCACAAAATGATGCATACGAATTACCTGACACTGATGAAGTTGGTGTAATTCAAAGAACAAATGCAGATGGAGAATTGGTAAATGTTGCTGGACGTAGACTTAAAGATGGAACTTTACAAATAAATACAGGACAAATAGGTCGGAATGGTAGAAACATATTTGTAACAGTTCCTGGAAGAGATGTAAATTTCATAGCAGACAAAGACAAAAATAAAGATACTTTGGAACTAGCTGGTGATCTTGCAGGTAAATATGCAGCACTAAATTTAATTAATAGAAGTTTAGGAATTATTTTAGAAGAAAAAGCAGATGCTGGTGTAGGTGGAGCAATACAATTGTATGGTGGTCGTTTAACTAGAGCGTTAGGTGATGTATTTGACTTTGTTAAACCTTCAGGAAATAACAGAGCTGAATTAAATAGATCAGGTAGAGCTATATTTGAACTTGAAAGAGATAAGGCTGCTAGGCGATTAGTAAATGCTGGTGAATATGAAACAAAAGATGAAGCAAAAAGATTTTTAGATAAAACTTTTGGAAATTATAATAAAATAAAAACTAATTACTTTAATGAGGCTAAGAGGAGATTAGAAGGTGGTAAATCACTAGATTATGAAAGACTTGCAATTAATGAAACAGTTTTAGTTTACAAATTAGCTAATTCTTTAAAATCAAAAGATAGATTAACACAAAAAGATATTGAAATGGCAAAAAATCTTGTAAGAGTATTCCCATTCTTAAGAGGTGAAACAGACGTAACAGCATCACTTCAAGCTACGGCAGAAACAATTCTTGACGATATTAAACAAAATGAAAGAATGTATCTTAAAGCTGGAGGAGCTTCTTCTTATTTAGAAAATGAAAGAAGAGCATACGGTCTTGATACTAGACCATTCCAAGGTGACAGTCAAATTGATGTGAGAGCAAAAGAACTACAGGACTTGACTGAAGAAGAATTAGAACAAAAATTTAATATAGTTACACCACTTGTTGGTCAAACAGGTCGTGGAACTCAAAGAGGTTAATATGAGTGAATTTATTGAAAATCTTCAAAAACAATTAGATGATAAAACTCTTAATCCAGAAAATTTAACTAATGAACAGAAATCTATAATTGATGAATTAATTAGAAGAAAAAAATTAAAAGGTCCAACCACTCAACAACTTACAGAAATGAGAGAAGGCGCAAGGGAGGATATTGTAAGTGAAAAAGAATTTCTTCAACAACCTTTAAAAGCATCAACTGGCGTTGGTTCACCCACTTATGAATTAGCGGGTGACGTTGCTGGTAGTATTTTTCCATATGCTTATAACAGAAAAGAAATTTTTAAAGCTGCTAAAGATGGAATTTTAAATACCAAGGGGACTGGTTTTTTTGTAGAACAAGCCGATAAACTATCAAGAGCTTTACCAGGAAGATTTAAATTATTTGGTGGTGCAATTAGAGGTATTGGTAAACTTTTAAATCCATTATCAAGAGCTTATCGAGGCCCACTTTTAAAAACTGAAATTCAGTCTGTATTAGGAGGAACTCTAGGAGCAGGAGCAGGAGCTTTTACATATGATACATTAAATGAACAAGTGGGTGTAACTGTTGCCTCAGCACTTGCAGACGATTTATCTGAAATACCAGAGGGTGAAGTAGAGAGAGACCAACTTGTAAATACAGCAGTAGCAATGAAAAATGCTTTATTGTTTAACACAGGAGCATCTATATTATCTCCATTTGTTTTTGGACCTTTTGGCAAACTATTAAAAAATGGTTTTGGCACAGTAGGACCTAAACAAAAAGAACTTGCTATGTTTGCAAGAGACAAAGGTTTACCTTTACCTATGCTATCGGCTCTTAAAGAAGGACAAGGAACTTTTTCAGGACTTGGAAGAAATTTTTTTAAATTTATGGGGGTATTCCCACTTGTAGCTCCTATTGGTAAAGTTGCAAAATCTGAGGCAGAAATTGCCGGAGGTAAAAGATATCTTGAAGATTTACAAGCTTACTCTCCACTACTAAAAGTAAGTGCAATAAATAGCAGTGTTCGAAAACAAGCTGAAAAGGTGTTTATTCAAAATACGGATCTTTATAATAGTGCTTATAAACAATTTGATAATTTAGCTGTTAATTCAGGAAACCCTAGAATGATTAGTTTAAAAAAGACACAACAAGCGGCAAGAGAATTTATTGAGGAAAACGCAGAACAATTTCCTGAGTTTCAACAATATTTAGGAGTTAGAAATATTGAGGCGGCACCTTTAAAAGACATTGAAAAAATACTAACAATGCAAGGTGATCCTATAAACATGTTTATGAAAGCGATGCTTCAAATAGGTGATAACAATTTACTTTCACCAAAACAATTTAAGGGTGTTATGACAATGTTAAACAATGCAATTGAAGGTAGTCGTTACTCTACACTTAAAGATAATATGTTTATTATGCGTGAAGCTATGGAAACAGATTTTGCAAGGTTTGGTAACGACATTGAAAATCTTTCATATTTTTTAAAAGATGAAGGCATAAAAGCAACTTATGATACTATTCAATCTACAAGTGGTAAAAATTTAGCTGATCAATTTTTAGAAAAAAGTAGAGACTCAGCAAGGTTATTAAAAGACCAATTAATGTTAGCAAATAAAATTTTTGCTGATGTACAAGGATTTTATCAACTCTCTCCAGTAATACAAACGTTAAGAAAATTTGACAGAAACGCTTTTACGGCAAAAAGTTTAGAGGGATTTCAGGGGGCTGGAACTCAATACAGAGATCAATTATTTAAAAACATTGGACAAGCAGTCTTTGAAAATGATTCAGTTGATGCACTTGTTCAATTTAAAAAATTAATAGGTGCAGAGGGTTCTTCAGAAATTGGAGTAAAAGCTACGGAGGGTGGTGAAAATTTATTTAAAGCTGTTCAAGCAAAATATGCTTTCAATAAATTTTTAAGAGCTTTTAAAAGCCCCTCTGATGCTGGTGCAAATTCATTAATTAATTTTGTTGATGAAGATGTATCAATAAAATCTGGTACAAAATATTTAACTGATACTTTGAAAGTAATGACTCGTGATGAAAAACGTGCCCTAAAAGATTTTAGTATCAAAGAAGTTAAAAAAAATAACGGTATATTTGATGTTACAGAATTAAAATTTGGTGCTGATGATTTTGCTGAGTTTGATGCTGACAAATTTATGAGATCTTTTGGTATTGCAAATTCATTTGATGAGGGTGGTAGAAGAAAAATACAATATATGCTTGGTAATAAAGGTGCAGAAGAATTTTATAATTTTGCATCTTATATGAAAGCGATTGGTGAAACACAAATTTCCGACCCTTCTCAATTTTTAGCTAGAAGATTAACACTTGGTGGAGGATTAATTGGAGGTTTAGGTTTAGCCTTTGGAGGTTCTGGACTTATAGCTGCTGCTGCTTTTCTTTTACTATCAAGAAGAGCTGGACAAATTTTGTCAGACCCTATTGCTATAAGAGCTATGAATGACGCTCTTTTGCCAGATGAAACATTAAAAATATTAAGAGGTGAAAAGCTTGGAACAGGAACGCCTAAAGCAACTTTTTTACCTGGCAGAGATTACTATTCAGGAAGAAGTGTGCAAACTGTAGTGGACGCTTTAAAAGTAAATAGTGTATTAGGTAAAACAAAAGCTGTAACAGAGTCAGCTATGAAATTAGGGATGACAAGAAAAAGAGATGCTTTAGCAAGATTAATAAATTATTTAGCAGAAGAAGATAAAGATATACCAAAAGTTGATCCAAAAACTATTAGTGAAGCTGAAATAATTGATAGGTTATCTGAATTACCTATGTCTATTCCAGAGCCAATATTTAAAGATAACATACCAGAAAAGGTTGATGAGGTAATGTTTGCAAATGATTTTAGTAATTCATCAGGTGATACAAATGAAGATAATAACTTAGTTGGAATGATTAATAGATCAATTCAGAATAACGCAATAATAGAGAATCAAGAATTGGAAGCACAAAGACAAGAAGATTCTTCAGTCATGGGTGATTTACAATTACAAAGTCCTGTTCAAGAAACAGCGCAAACCGGACAAGTAGTGAACCCGCAACAATTTGCAGCTTTATTTCCAGATGATTCTTTAGGAGCTCAGATAGCACAACGAGGTACTAGAAATGTCTAAAGAAGCTTTACAAAAAATAGAATCGCATGAAAAACTTTGTAGAATAATGCAAAAACAAACCCATGATAAAATTCATAATTTAGAAAAAGCAGTAAGCAGAATAGAAAAAATAATGTTGACTTCTGCAGGTGTATTAATTACAGGTATGGCTAGTGTCATAATTGTATTAATCACAAAATGAAGTTAAATAAAAAATATCCTTACAAACATTATAATAGATTCTCAGATACAACCGGCAGAAAATATTTAGTTGATAATATAAAAGTCCCTTCAGTAACAACAATTTTAGGAGCCACAAAAGATAAAAGATTTTTAGATAATTGGCGTAGGCGTATTGGTGACAAAGAAGCAGATCGAATCATGAGACAAGCATCGACTGTAGGAACAGAAATGCACCAAGTCCTTGAATATTATCTTACAGGTCAAGGTTATTACAATGCAGCTGAAGAGGGCACTAAACCTAGAATGATGGCAAAAACCATTTTGGACAACATTAAACTAGATGAAGTGTGGGGTAATGAAATAAGCCTTGAATATAAAAATCAATTTGCAGGAACTTGTGATCTAACAGCAGTTGCATATGGTAAACCCAGTATAGTTGATTGGAAGCAATCAAATAGGCCAAAAAAAGAAGAATGGGTAGAGGACTATAAACTACAGCTAGGTGCCTATTATTTAGCCCATACAACGAACTACGGGCCCATAGAACAGGGGGTAATTAGTATTTGCACCCGTGACCTCCAATATCAGGAATTTAGGCTCTCAGAGGCTGATTTGAAAGAATATGCAGATAAATTTTTATTAAGAGTTGATCAATTTAATAAATTATAACAACCAGTCTTTAAGGTCTTCTTCTCCCAAAGTTTTAGCAGCTATTTGACCCTTACTTACTAAAGACTTCATTATTGCTTCATCTAGGGTATTTTTAGCTACAATATCAATATAAACAACAGAACCCTTTTGACCCATTCTGTGCGCTCTATCTTCTGATTGTTTACGCACTTCTAAATTGTAGTTATTTGAGTAATAAATTACTGTATTACAAGCAGTAAGAGTAAGACCAAACCCACCAGTAGTTGGGTTGCCAACAAGAAATCTACACGTTGGATCCTTCTGTATACGTTCAACAGCCTTTTTTCTATTTTCAACATTAACTTCTCCATAGATAGATACGACAGCATTGTTGCCATATTTTTTTTGCAAAAACATTATAATTTCTTTAATATTATAAATATAGTTAGCCCAGATAATAACTTTACCATCTGTTTCCTCTAATATCTCCTCTAGTGTATTTAATTTTGATTTATGTAAAGCCATAATTTGACCATCATCATTTTTAGTAAAACCATTACATACCTGATGTAATTTTATTATTTCAGTAAGTTTATTTGAAAAAGATATGGTACTATCCTCAACGATAGCTAGAGCGGTTGTTCTGAGTTTTTCATAAATTTTTTTACCTTCACCCTCTAATTCTATATATCTTTTCTGACGAATTTTTGGTTTTAAATCAAGACATTGATCCTTTCTAATCCTAGTAGAAAATTGTTGTAATTTTGTTTCTAACTCTTCCAGGCGTTTATAGTATTTAGGCACACTGATAAATCTACCTGAACCCACTTGTATGTCAGTCATTTCAGCATATCTATTTCTAAAAGCTAAGTAACTAGAAAAACCTAATAGTTCTGGACTTAAAAATTGACATTGTGTATAAAGGTCTAATGGAGATTTTGTTATTGGCGATCCTGTTAATATGCGCCTTATACGAGACAATGATCTTAATCCTAAAATGTTTTTTGTTCTTTTTGCTGATCTGTTTTTTATTGTGGTTGATTCATCCAGTGCTACAAAATTTAATTTATTTGTAGATAAATAATTTACACAAGCATTAAATCCTCTTTTAGTTGATAGTGCTTCCACGTTGATTAGAAAGATTCTAAGTTTATTTGTTTTGTTAAGCTTTTCGAAATCTTTAGGTTTATCTAAATTCCATTTATATATTTTATATTCAACAGCTTTTGGTAAATGTGTTTGTATTTCAGTTTCCCATACTGTATAAACTGACTTAGGTGCTATGATTAACGCTGATGTTATTTGTTTTTTGAAAAACAAATAAGCCATGTTATCTATTGTAACTTTTGTTTTTCCAGTGCCCATTTCCATAAAGTATGCCCACTGCATTTTTTCTGCAGATTGATTTAAAGCATTCCTTTGATGTTCATAAGGAATTGTCTTATACGGGTATTTCCACATCCTATACACATATATATTTTTTTTGTTTACAAGATCAAGTAAATAATTTAAGACCCCAACAGGAGGATTTATGGATATTGAAAAAATGTCAAATTTAGACATTAGTCAAGATAGTGTAAAATCTATTTCTGATAAATGTAATCAACTCAAAGACCTTCAAACTCAAATTGAAAATGCAGAAGAAAAATTAAAAACTTTAAAAAATCAATCGAGAGATTTGGAGGAGAGAATAATTCCAGAGATGATGCAGGAAGCCGGTGTATCTTTGCTTAAATTAGCTGATGGGTCAACTGTAGAAGTTAAACCATTCTATGCAGCAAAAATTCCTGAGTCACGTGTTGATGAAGCCTTCGGTTATTTAAGAAGTAATGGATTCGAAGATTTAATTAAGAATACTGTTACTGCTTCATTTGGTCGAGGACAAGACAACCAAGTCTCTGAATTAATAAATGTGTGTGAGAAGTTTGGTTTTAACTATAATAAAAAAGAAAAAGTTGAACCTATGACTTTAAAGGCATTTGTTAAAGAACAAGTTGAGGGCGGTAAAAAATTACCATTTGATTTGTTCGGTGTGTACATCGCAAATAAAACGAAAATAACAAATAAATAATAGGTAACATATGAAAATAAAAGACGGACAATCGAACGAAGTGGCGATTAAAAAACCTGCAGGAGCAGTAGCATCAATTAATATTGAGCAATTTGCAGACGCAGGATTTGAAAATGTAGACTCTAAAAGTCTAGCATTACCATTTCTAAAAGTTCTTGGTCAGCTTTCACCACAGGTAACACAAGGTGATAGCCAGTTTATGGCACAAGCTAGAGCAGGAATGATATATAACACTGTAACAGACGAGTTATATGAAGGTCAAAAAGGCATAACTGTAATTCCTTGTTACTATAAGTTGGAATATATTGAATGGAGAGACAGAGAAAAAGGTGCTGTAGCTCCGGTAAATGTTTATCCAGCTGATTCAGATATCATGAGTAAAACTACTCGTGGAGATGATGGTAAGGATAGACTTGAGAATGGCAATTACATAGAAGAGACAGCATCTCACTATGTTATGATTCTTGAGGAAGAAAAATCATCTACAGCCTTAATTACTATGAAGTCTACTCAAAGAAAAAAATCAAAGAAGTGGAATTCCATGATGATGTCCTTAAGGCAAAAGAGAAAAGACGGCAAAGGTTTTTTTAAACCAGCACCGTTTACTCAAATGTATTCACTTAAAACCGTATTAGAAAAGAATAATTTAGGTTCTTGGTTCGGTTGGGAGATAGAACATTTAGGACAAGTGGAGAGCGAAGATACAATCAAAGCTGCTTATGACTTTTATGAGTCTTGTAAAAAAGGAGCAGTAAGAGTTAACCACGGAAAAGAAGAACAAGTAGAAAAAACTCCATTCTAACATGGATCTACTTGACAAAACCCTGGAGGAGTTTATAGAACTCTTCCAGGGCTCATCTACATATTTTGGTGTTTCCAAACCCACGGGTAAGAAAAACTCAAAAGGTAAGGCAGAATTCAAACATTGGGTTGAACCTACTCCAATGACAAAGGATCATTGGGTGCAACATTTAAAAGGAGAAACTTATTATGGATCTGTCCCTATCAGAGATGATAATACATGCAGTTGGGGGGTCATCGATGTTGATCGTTATAATATACAGCATAAAGAAATTATATCGATTATACGGAAAAGAAAATACCCACTCGTACCATTCAGGTCAAAATCGAACGGACTCCATTTAATTTTATTTATTGAAGGTGTAGTTCCTGCATCTGCAATGAGAAAAAAATTAATAGAGTTAGCGTCAGATTTAGGTATTAACGATACTACAACAGATATTTTTCCTGCTCAAGATGAAGTGGATCTTTCACCAGAAAACTGGGATGATAAGAGAAAAGGTAATTTTGTAAATCTACCATATCAAAAAGCCCATATGACAACAAGAGTTGCTATGGACGATGAATGCAACTCAATAAAATTAGAAAATTTATATTCGTTTATATTACAATACAGATTAAAAGTAACAGAATTTAAAAAATTAAAAATATTTCAAGATAATGAAACAAAAGATTATCCACCTTGTGTAGTAAACTTTATGAAAAATAAAGTTAAAAAAGGTGAGGGTCGTAATGATGCAATGTTCAATGTTGCCGTACTTGCAAAAAAAATTAATCCTGATCCTGTTATGTATCAAGATTGGACTAGAGATATGATGATTAAAGTTTGCGAGGAAAGATTACATCCTAAAGAATTAGAAAACATATTTAAAGGCGTTGAAAACAAAGAGTATGCTTATAAATGTAAAACATCTATAGCAAGAATGCATTGTGTATCTACAGAGTGTGTAAAAAGAAAATTAGGTATAGGAGCAAATGAAGCTTTACCTGAGGTAGGTAAATTAATCAAAGTAAATTCTTATCCAGAACCATATTGGATTCTGCCTATTCAAGGTAAATCTATAAGACTATCTACAAAACAATTATATCAGCAGCAACTTTTAGGAGAACAGTTATTAAATTATGATATTGTGTGGCGACCTCTAAAGCCCACAAAGAGAGATCCAGATCCATACAGAGATTGGCTTGAGGAACTTGTTTCAAATAAACAAGACATGGAGGGATTTGACTCTGTGGAAGAATTAGGAGATGTATTTAATTCAAGGATGGCAAGATTTTTAGAAGATGTTGAGGATACTACAGAATTTGATCAAATAGATTCAGGTAATATATGGCGAGACGAAACAGAAATGAGATTTAAGTTAGAAACCTTTAAATCTTTTATGAAAAAAATGGGTTATAATTGGAATGAAAAAGAGTGTACTAAATTTTTAGAAACAGGAGGTGCAAAGCCAAAGTCTAAGTTTAAAGCTATACAAACTAGACATTGGGTTGTAGCATTACCAAAACAGAGTGAACACAAAAACAAAAATGTCAAATTCGTTAAAGCAAAGGCTGCGTGGGAAGACAATTAAAATCTTTGGACCACCAGGAACTGGAAAGACTGAAAATTTACTCAAGAGAGTTGAGCGCTATCTCAAAAAAGGACACTCTCCAGATGAAATCTGTTACATATCATTTACCAACAAAGCAGTTAATGAATGTGTTTCAAGGGTCAGAAAAAGATTTAAAGGTTACGATGAAGACGATTTTAGATATTTCAGAACCTTGCATTCTCTGGCAAGACAACAGTTTGCTGAGATTCCCGTTTTAGATCCAAAAGCTGATATGCTTATGTTTCATACACAATACGGGACAATAAAGGTAAATTATAAAGAGGGTCACGATGAACAAAAAGTTTTTAATAATTGGTCATTACAAATCTATGATAGGGCAAGAAATATGAAAGTAGATCCTGTGTGGCTTTACAAACAGCAATCTAGAAAAGCTGTAAGGTTGCAGCAGTTTAAATCTATTATTAATGGTTACGAAGAATTTAAAACAATGGAAATGGAGAACGGACAACGGACACCAGATAGATTAGACTTTACAGATATGGTGCAAAAATTTATTGATGAGGGAGTATCAATACCCTTTAAAGTATTAATGGTAGATGAAGCACAAGATCTAACTCCCCTGCAATGGGACTTGGTTGTAAAATTAGCTAAAGCAGTAAATAGAGTTTATATAGCAGGTGATGATGATCAAGCCATTTATGAATGGAATGGAGCTGAAGTTGAATTTTTTCAAAATTTTCCTGGTAGATCTTTAGTTTTAAAAAAATCTGTTAGATTAAATAAAAACATACATCACTTTTCATCTTGTTTATTGTATTCAATGGGTGAAAATAGAATAGAAAAAGAATTTTATTCTAATGGTAAGGAGGGTGCAATCTATCGTTGGAATGGATTAAAAAAAGTGCCTTGGGATTTAGAGGGTGATTGGATGATTCTTGCTAGAATAAATGATGTAAAAAGGGAACTTCAGGAGGAGGCAAAAAATCTTGGTCTTTACTATCAAGATCAGAAAAATAATAAATCTTTTGACCCAAATCAATTTGCTGCAATAGAGTATTGGAAAAAAATATGTCAAGGCGGTTCCATAACTAGAGAGGAAGCATGTATAATGTATGAATTTTTATTAAACATTGACCACGGATACCGGTCATCAGATAGCAAAAAATGGTCTTTTGCTCACGCAAATCAGGTATTTAATTTTGATGAATTACATCTCAGATGTGGTATGAGAGATGAAAGGGCACCTTGGGAGGAAGTGTTTAAAAGAAAATTTAAAGATAAAGATAAAAAATATTTAAAAAAACTTATGAGTGAAGGTGTAGATTTATCACAACCACCAAAAATTATAATAGATACTATTCATCAAGTGAAAGGTGGAGAGGCAGACAATGTTATTTTAGCTAGTAAATGTAATTTTCCATCACATTTTGATAAGAAAAATCTATCTGAAAAAGTAAAAGAGCTTCGAGTATGGTATACGGGAGCCACGAGATCGAAGCAAACTTTACACTTGCTTGGAACTAATCATCAATATAATTTTCCATTAGGTAAATATTTTAAATTATATGAGGCCAACTATGTTTAGAAGATTAATTATTGAGGCGCTAACAGATAGATATAATGCACAGATATCTGAGGCTGAAGCTACATTAAAAATTTATTTAGAAAAGCCTGTAGCAATAGGTGAACATCCACAACATATTGATGAGGCAGATAAATTAGTAGAAAAAATTGCACAAGCAGAAGAAAAATTACAAATATTACAAGAGTTTAAATTATGACAAATAAAGATATGTTTGATGAGGCATTTCCACAAGACAAACAAATTGGAGGATCTCATTACAAACATTTTCATATACAGCCTTATGAATTTATATCTAAGAATGAACTTTCGTTCTTTCAGGGTAATGTCATAAAGTACGTTTGTAGGTATCGTTTTAAAAATGGTGTTGAAGATTTAGAAAAAATTAAACATTATTGTGATTTAGAAATTTTAAAATTAAAAAGTAAAAAATCTGAATGATTAATTATTTGAGTTTTTTATTAATTATGTTAATTATATTTGGTGCAATAACTTTATTATTAGTGTTTTGGAATAATGAGTAATTTATTATCAAGGTTTCATTTTTTTGGTCCACTACTTTATCATGTTAAACTAGATTTAAGTCACATTGAAAAGATAAAAGCTATGTGTTTAAAAGATAAAAATAAATTTTATAGAAACAATTTAGCAGGTCATATTAAAGATGAATATAGAATAGATCATGTAAATTTACAAATTTTGTTACAAGAAGCGATAGATGATTTTAGAAAAAGTTTTACGGCTTTTTACAAAATAGAAGCTCCAGAAATCTACATTTACAACGCTTGGGTAAATTTTATGAAACCTGGTGATTTTAATCCTCCACATACACATGCTGGAGATTTTTCAAGCGTACTCTTTATAAGTATGCCACAAGAATTATTAGATGAAAATAAGGAACACAATTCTCAACACATAAATAGTGCAGGTCCTGGATCTATAAGTTTTTTCGCAGGTGTAGGTGGCGGCATGTCTAATTGGAGACAAGACTTTACACCAGATGCAGGAGAATTATTTATGTTTCCTGCAGATTTAATGCATATGGTTTATCCTTACAAAAGTAATGTTGAAAGAGTTACAGTTGCGTTTAACATGAGGATTGAGGATGAACAAGGATATCGTAATAAAATTTTGAGGGATAAAAAAACACGAGATGAAAGATGATAAAGATAATTATTATGCTTGGTATTGTTATGATCCTGACTTCGTGCGTAAAAGATTTCGATTTAAACCCGGCTACTACTATCGTAAGATATATCATAAATGACTCATCAACTTAATTTTATTTACAATGATAGTGATTGGGTTTGTCCAAGTGAGTATCCTGACTTAAGCGGTGCAAAAGAAATTGCAATTGATTTAGAAACAAAAGATACAAATATAAAATCTAAGGGTTCCGGTTGGGCAACTTTTGACGGAGCTATTATAGGCTTTGCTGTAGCTGCATTAGGTCAACAATGGTATTTTCCAATACAACATGATGCAGGAGGTAATATGGATTTAGGTATTACAACCGCTTGGATGCAAAGTGTACTAAGAACTCCAGCCACAAAAATATTTCATAATGCGAGTTATGATGTTGGTTGGTTATTAGTAAATGGTTTTGAAATCAATGGTCCTATTGTTGATACTATGATCGCAGCTGCTTTGATAAATGAAAATAGATACAGTTTTAGTTTGAATGCTTGTGCTAAAGATTATTTAGGTGAAATTAAAAACGAAACATTTTTAAATGAAAAAGCTAAAGAGTGGGGTATAGATGCAAAAGCTGACTTATGGAAGTTACCTGCAGGTTATGTAGGATTTTATGCTGAGCAAGATGCAGGTTTGACCTTACGTCTTTGGGAGAGATTAAAATCAGAGATAAGTAAACAAAGTTTAAATGATGTTTGGGAAATGGAAATGGAGCTGTTGCCTATATTAATAGAGACAAGAAGGCGAGGTATAAGGGTAGATGAGACTAAGGCAGAAAAGTTAAAAAAAGAATTTAAAGAAAAAGAATTTCATGTATTAAAAAAAATTAAAGATGAGACTACGATTAAGCCTGACATATGGGCTGCAAGATCCGTAGCACAAGTGTTTGATAGAATAGGTGTTGAATACCCACGGACACCGAAAACTGGAGAACCAAGCTTTACCCAAAACTGGTTAGTGAATTGTAATAACCCGATAGCGCAACTAATAAGAGAAGCAAGAGAAATAAATAAATTCCATTCAACATTCATAGACTCCATTCAAAGATATGTTCATAAAGGTAAAATACATTCAGAAATAAATCAACTAAGATCTGATCAAGGTGGAACCGTATCTGGAAGATTATCTTACTCTAATCCAAATTTACAACAAATTCCTGCACGTAATAAAGAATATGGTAATAAAATTAGAAGTTTATTTTTACCTGAAGAAGGTAAACAATGGGGCAGTTTTGATTATAGCCAACAAGAACCTAGATTGGTTGCTCATTATGCAGCCAGTATAAATGAAGATTTTACAGGCGCTGATGATTTTATAGAAGCTTATAAAAACGAAGAAGCTGATTTTCATCAAATAGTAGCAGATATGGCAGGAATTAGTCGTACACAAGCTAAAACGATCAATTTGGGTCTATTTTATGGCATGGGTAAGGCTAAACTAGGAAAAGAATTAGGTATTTCTAAGGATAGTGCAGAAAATTTATTAATTAAGTACCACTCCAGGGTACCTTTTGTTAAAAAATTAGCAGAAGCAGTAACTAATAGTGCTTCTAAATATGGTTTTATTAGAACAATAAGGGGTCGTAAATGCCGATTTGACATGTGGGAACCTGCTACGTTTGGAATGAATAAAGCAATGCAATATGAGGAGGCTAAAGCCATTTATGGTAATAACATCAGGAGGGCTTTTACTTACAAAGCATTAAATAGGTTGATTCAAGGTTCAGCAGCAGATCAAACAAAACAAGCTATGATAAATTGTTACAAGCAAGGGTTTAAACCAATTTTACAAATTCATGACGAATTATGCTTTTCAATAAATAATGAAAATGATATTAAGGGTGTTAAGGAGGTTATGGAGAATGCTATTGAAAATCTTAAAGTCCCTTTTAAGGTTGATGTGGCCCTTGGAAAAAGTTGGGGTGAAGCGAAAGAGTAGAAAAATTTTAGAGGGATATTATTACGATGGTAAACGTTTACATACTTTATATAAAAAAAGATAATAATGAATGATATATTGATTTATGATGATATTATAAATCAAGACTCATTAGAAAATATTAATAATTTATTAGTAGAGGGATTTCCTTGGTTTTTTACAGAAACAACAGCTGAAAATCAATTTGACTTTAAAGACACGTTTGAACATTTTCAATTTGTTCATTTGTTTATCAAAGAAAAAGAAATAAATTCTGCATATATAAATTTTTTAGAAAAAATTGTAGATGATTTGCCATTTAAATTAGAAAATATAATAAGAGCCAAAGCAAATTTTTTACCACAAGTAATGCATGATGAAGATAAATTTAATAATCCACACGTTGACTCTTTTATTAAACATAAAGTTTGCATTGTTTATTTAAATGACTCAGATGGAGACACTTTTATTTTTGATAATTTTAAAAATATAATTAAACGAGTTACACCTAAAAAGGGTAGAGTATTAATAATGAATGGAAACTTAATACATACAAGCTCTCATCCTATTAAAAGTAAATTTAGAATTATTTTAAATATAAATTTTGAAAATTAAATTTTTGGAAAATTTAGAGCGCACGAGTCTTAGGAATAAAGTTAGTTTTTTTTTAAAAGCTTAACCTGCTTCTTTTAAAAGATCAGTTTTAGCTAAATCAACGTCATATTCATTGATTTTGATCTTTACATCTTTTATTTTAATGTCGAGCCACTTCATGTCTGGTGTAACATTACCCTGCTTTAATGCTTGGGATGCCCACTTGGACTCCAACTGAAGTTTCTTCGCCACTAGTTCCTGTAGAGACATTTCTATCTACCTCCTCAAAGGTTATAAAAAGAAAATTTGGATCATGAAATCCAGCACCTTCTTTTTCGTTATAATCTCTTGAGTCAACCTTCTTTACAAAACCCTCAAGAGCAGCTGTATCGTTCTTAGCCTCAAGCGTCTCATCAATATATATATTTTTATAGTTTGCTTGGACGCGATATAGCTTCATGCATCATTATATAACAAAATGTGATATAAATGCAACTATGCGGGGGTATTTGGGTCGATTTCTTTACATTCAAATTTAATGGCTATTTTGTTAGCGTTTACTACATCTGGATCAAGTGAATTTATTAATTCAGCAGCTTTTTTGTAACCTTCTTGTGAACATTGTAGCCAAGTATCGTGTAAACCATCAGGGTACATCATTCCTGGACAGCTTTGAGTTAAAAAACTACACATGTGTAAAATTAATAAATACTTCATTTTCCTATATTATCCTATTTTATTATTTACTTGCATATCCCATTAAAATGTATATAAAAGTTTTATGTTTTTAAAATTAATTAACAAAGAGGTTATCATGAAAAACATAAAAGAAATAGCTGTAATGACAGCTGCTGAAAAGTTAGGCGAGGCCTTAGTTTTAAACCCTGATTGGGAAGTTAAACCTAAGAGCGTAGTCATGACTCATGTCTTTTCAGTTGAATTTAATGAGTCAACAAAAGAATTGCAGTTAAGTGTAAATGGAGATGTTTACAAAACTGTAAGAGCAAGAGATATCATGAGTGGAAAAATAAAATTCCACGCAGGTCTTAGCGCTGTAATAGATAAATTTAATTTATGGAGTTATGATGAGCCAAAGTCCAATAATTAAAACTAAATCTGATTCACCTGTTTTTAATAGTTGGATTAGTAGAGTTGATCAAATACTTAGTCAAGTACCTGCCATATCAGCAAACTTTCATATGCCATTAGAATATGGTGATGATGAATACCAAGCTGCTATGAAGAAGTTACAGCAGTGTGCAATGTATTTTGAGAACATGCCTATCTATCCAATTAATGAATCGATGGCATCTAAATTAGTAGACGACCAACTACAGGCAATAAATGACAAACCTGATTATTAAGACAATTTTTTGTTTAATATTATTTTTGTTACCAGCAAAAGTAATTTTGTTAATTATTGCTGCGTTAGGTTACACAATATTGTTCTAACTAAAGGAGGAAAAGATGGACAATTTAGTAAAAAATAAATACTTTGAGACAACTGATTACACAAAGTTTAAAAAAGCTAGGGGTAATAGACCGGTTGATCAAGGACACGTATCTCAATTAAAAAAATTAATTGCAGAAAAAGATCTTAAAGATCCAATACGTGTAAATAAAAACATGGAAGTAATAGATGGACAGCACACGTTACAAGCTAGAAAAGAACTAGACTTGGTTGTGCCTTACATTATTATTCCTTCTGACGATCCACTTGATGTTGCAAGACTCAACACGGGCAGAAGGAATTGGTCCATGGAAGCATACCTAAGTCATCATTGTTCTAGAAACAGATTTGACTATAAAGTCTGTAAACAAAAAATGGATCAATATGGTATCAATGTTGCAGAAGCGATTGTTTTATTATTAAAACAATGTTCACTATGGAATAGAATATCCACTGATTTTAAAACAGGACAATTTAAAATTCCTGCAGGTGGTATAGCTAATTGTGATAGGATTGGGTCAGCTCTTAACCAGCTTAAAAAATATTTTTTAGGTATGGATGATACAAAGAGACGACTTAAAAGATCTATGGTTATGGCTTACATTATAGCCGATAGATGCCCAGATTTTGATTTAAAAAGATTTAGGGAGGCCTGTAAAAGTAAATCATCGTGGTTTTTATCGGGAACTAGCACTAAAGATTACATAATGATTATAGAAAAAATCTATAATAGTGGTCGTAGTAAACATAAAATAAAACTACTTGATTTTTTTGAGTCAAAAGAATATCAAGATCATTAGGAGAATATCATGAACATCAATAAATGGAAGTCATGCGCAGTTGATATCAATACTTATTGTATTATTAGAGCAATGGGAGATCAGGGATTTAGAAGACCTGGATCAATGATTGCCAAGATAGTTGATGATGAGGTTAGGAAGATAGCTAAAAAAGAGGGGAAAAGCTATCAAACGATGAAGGAGAATTTACTATCACAGGGTAAGAAGTTACTCAACGGGAGTGGTAAATAAACCCGCAAGTTGGATGGTTAACCTTGAACTTGGGGTTGAAAAAGGGCCGGGAGATCTGGCCCTTTTTTTGTTGCATTTAAGTCACATATTTTATAATAACAAATCATACGTATTCCTAAGCCTATATGAAAAGGTGGGGCTTCAAAACACCTTATGAATCCAGAACAACGAAAACTAATTTAACTTTAATTAAATGAGGAGATTATTGTGGAGATTAGTAGAACTGTTAGAAAAAGCAGTGAAGAGGCATTAAATCAGGCGTTAGACAAATTAGTTATGGTTTGTCCTAATAAGAAAACCTATGATGAACTAACTAGTTTAATGTTTCAGTTGTATTGTGGAAATGACTATGGCTTAGGAAATTTTAGTTTATCTTTTCTCGACAAAATTGAGGAAAGATGGCAATCAGGCAGAAAGAAAATAGCTCAGGCTAAAGGTTTAAAATTGGTTGTCAAAGATGCGTAGCCACGGTGTAATCCATAATCCATATCTTTTCCCGCATCGTGGTTATGCACATGTCAAAGGTTCCTAGAGGTTTAGTAAGTAAAACCATCTTCTTTGTAAGCGCTTTATCTGGAGATGAGCGAACTAGATATATTGAAGAAATTCTAGACGATTATTATTGGATTAAATCACAAAGATATCCCAAAGCAACAGTTAAAAAGTTTTATGAGCTATTCACCAAACTTGTTAAAAAATTTGGGCATTAAGTTAGCCATGGAATTTTTAAAAGAAAAACGACCCCCTGAGATTAGGTTGTTCCAAGCTATCCTGTTACAGGCGTTTGAGGATTCGATGTCCATTAGTGGTTTTAAAAAGGATACGTATTGGAAAGAAGATAGTCATAAATGGTTTTTAGAAAATAGTACAGATTTCCAGGACGTATGTTGGAATGCAGATTTAGATCCACAGGTTATTAGAGAAGAGTATTTAAAATTGATTAAAAAAGGTGTTGTTAAATTTAGTAAATTACAAAAATCGTGGATGAATTATCGTGAGTATTACAGGGCGTATCGAAATGCTAAAACAAAAGAAGAAAGGGCTGAAGTAAAAAAGAAAATTTTTTCTGATAAAATTAGAATTAAATAGTCATGGTGGTCTTATAAATTTGATAACCCCTGGGGGCATTACAAAGAGAGCGTAAATGTTATCCCCCAAGGAACTAATGAAATATTGATCTTTTTTAAGGACCATGAGAAAAATATACCAGAATACCGGCTACCGGACAACAAGTAAAAATATACTATATAGATATCCTAGACTAACTAACAATAAAAAACAGTCAGGGGGTAATAGTGGTGTATCTGGTGTATCTAAAGAACTATTATCTAATAATACCAACACTTTTAGACCATTTTTATGGTGTATCTATGGTGTATCTATGGTGTATCCCGGATACACCAGTCTTGCGGGAACTTGATCGAATAAATTTCAGGTAGTTACTTTTTGATGAAATAATCTATATAGTAGAAATATAATGAACAAAAAGAAAAAATAATGGGTGGGTTAACTAAAAAAGAGTTAAGAACTGAAAAAGATTTAACTCAAAAACAAAAAATGTTTGTTGAGATTATGGTGCAAGATCATGGACAAATCACACAAGCTGAAGCTTTGAAGAGAGCAGGATATGATTGTAAAGATATAAATACAGCTAGATCTACGGCTTCCCAATTATTAAACAGAAGAAAAAATCCACATATAGCAAAATATTATGACAAAAGATTTGAACAAGAAATTAAAAAATATGAGAGTGACAATCTCAGACGTTACAAAAGATTTGAAAGATTAGCTGATAAGGCTGAAAAAAAAGATCAATACGCAGCTGCAATTAATGCTGAGTATAGATCAGGTCAATTAGCTGGTGCGTTCATTGATAGAAAAGAAGTTAGAGTAACTGGTTTGGAGGGAATGTCACGTGAGGAACTTGAAAGTAAACTCAAAGAACTTTCAGAAAAAATCGATGGTTATAATGCAAAAACCATTGAGCCTGAAGAGACGGCTGTATCTGAAGAGGGCTAGTTGGTCTGTTTGGATCAGAGAGTTTAATAAATTGCATAATCCTACGATGTTCACTTCAATTGGTAATGTTGAGGTTAATGTAAATGAGAAAAAAAATAGCTATACCAAAAAAAATAAAAAACCAAATCGATAAATATCCCATGGTAGCTGTCGAATGGTATGATATTGTTTCGAATAGCTCGTGGTCTTCGTTTGATGAACTTAGAAAATCTAAGTTGGCTACGTGCATTACCAAGGGTCACCTTCTATCTCAAACTAAAGGTGTAACTAGATTATTTGGTGACTATTCATTTGCTGATAATGGAGTTGACATTGAAAGTATAGGTAATACTACTATTATACCTAATTCAGTAATTAAGGAGATAAAAAAGTTAAGTTAATTAATGACAATAAACGCAAGAGAATCTAGACTTTGGCAAAAGGTTAAGAAAGGACTTAACAAATGTTTTTTAACTCGCATAGAATCTAGCACAATCAATGGTATTCCTGATATTCATGGCGTAAGTAAATCTAAAGTTTTTTGGATTGAACTTAAATCTGATGAAGCTAATTATCCTAAATTAAATAAATGGCAAATAGTTTGGATTAATAAATATATTAAAGCTGGTGGGATTGTATTTATCCTCGATGAGACCCTCTCGAAGAGGTCTCTTAAACTTTACAGACCGGTGTCCGTGTTTACTGATCCTCGTTCCCTCGTGTCGTTTGCCTCGTTCTCGTTCCCGTTACAATGGCTAACGGTGCAGGAGACCATCCTGCGGGAACTGGAAGCTCGGGCAGCATGATCCTCGTTTCTCGTTCTCGTCCTCGTTCTCGTTGGGAACACGACCACGGACCATCCAGCGAAGGCAGCAGCTCAGGCAGCAGCTGGTGGGAATTCCCTTTCACCTGCCCCTCGTTTCTTTTTACTCTTTGTTAGTTAACGGGGGGCTGGTAAAAGGGATCCTCCTGCTGGGCAAAAAAAGTTCTTGACTTATATCCCATGAGGTCTTATGTTAGACTTGCGCACTTCAGGAGTCTTGGACCATGATGGCTAATACAGGGTTGATCACTGCTCTGGCTTGAAACAAATAAAAACTGAAGTGACGCTAATAAGGTTTCAAAGTGCCATAATATAGTTGATACACTTTGGTAGTTTGCAAGTTTCCTATTTCACTAAACTTGCACTAACAAAATAACAAAGGAGAGCAAATGCCAAAGTATGTGGTAAACGTTGATATGGATTCACCCCGTGAAGAAGGTGAACATATTGAAGAGAAATTTAAAAATGGAATCGAAGCCCCGAACGAACACGAAGCTGAACTGGTTGTCGACAAGTTCGTAAAAAATCAAATGTACGGAGGTCCGTACTATTCGATTTCAAAAGCGGAGGGCGAAGATGAGTAATTCCTATGATCACACAATAAAGATGAATATGCTGGATTCGGTCTACGGCAGCAAAGAAAAATTGAAAAAGAACCTAGCCTTGAAAAGAGAGGAACTACAGCAGTGGCATCTTGAAGAACAAAAAAAATATGACCGCGCTTTAGAAAATTTTGATGAGTGGTACACTGAGTACGCGGGAGCTCCGTGGGAGGAGAACAATGATATGCCGGAAGCCGGTAAAACTTACGCGTTGACCGGTGGCCGAGACCAACCTTCTATTGCCAGTGGAGATAGTTGGAAGGATTGTGTAGTGAAGGATGAGAAATGATCTCGTTCTCGTTGTCGTTTAGTGAGGGACTTATTTCATTGAATGTCTGCCATCCCAGCAGCACGGGCAGCTTCTGATGGGCGCTCTCGTAATGTATTTAGTTTTGTTGTTATTGTTCCCAAGTACAACTTTGCTGGTGACTGGAATTCTCGTACTGGGGGTGATTGGTGCTTTCTTTTAACCTCGCTCGTACTGGGGGCACGATGGGCAGCACCACAAGTTCAAGGTTAGCCGTGCACGGCAGGTGGAAATTAGTTCCCAAGCATTACTTTAGAATTATTCTAAAAAATAATAGTTGCTTGATCAGTGGGATTTGATAAGATTTCGATCAAACAATTTAATAAAGGAGAAAAATATGGGTCTTGATATGTATGCCTTCAGGCACAAGGGCGCAAGAATAACAAGCAAAACAGATAGAGATAAGTTAGAAGGAACTAAAAGGGAGATAGTGCAGTTTGCCGATTGGCGAAAGCATAACCGACTACAAGGTTTTATGGAGAACATCTGGAATGAAAAGACAGGTCATCATAAAATGGGTGTCTTTAATTGTGAGCCATTATATTTAGATCGCTCTGATCTCGATAAATTAGAAGAGGCGATAAGATCACGCTCGTTACCAGAAACGAGTGGTTTCTTCTTCGGTCAAGATAGCTACACCTGGCAGGGCGAACAAGAGGACATGAAAGCCTACGATTTAAAATTTGTGGCTAATGCTAAAAAATATCTTAATGAGGGGTATGAGGTATTTTATGAATGTTGGTGGTAAAGGCACAACTACAGGTTGAATAAAAATTAAATTTAACTATTGCATTAATAATGGGATTTGATAGTAATATCTTATCCAATATTAATTGGTGTAAATTAACTAAACAAAGAGGTCTATATGACACAAGCAGCCAGACGACTAAAGCAAGAGGAAAAAAAAATAGTTCTTGCTTATGTTCAATTAAAGCTAAGACAAAACAGACTATCTAAAGAGTTAGATACAATGAAACAAAACATTGTTGATTGCTTTGATAGAACAAAACAAAACTTAATCATTGTTCAAGATGAAAGTGGTAATAGTTTTGGATTGCAAAAAATAAATCGTAAGAGAAAGAAATTTGAAACAGCAAATTTCAAGATTGCTCATAATGATTTATATAATAAGTTCACAACTGAAATAGCTTATTGTGAATACAAAGCGATTGGAGAAAACAATGTCCAACAATAGCTTGATCAATATAGCGCAAATACTTGCAGAAAGGGTTGGAGATAAATCGCCAACTCAATTAAAAGACATGGTTATTGATAATGGAGTTAAGAAACAACTCAATTACGAAATCATGTTTCAATTATTAATGGGTGAGTGTGAGAAACACATTTTAGAAAATGTGGGTAACCCTGTTGTTGATGAGTTTAAAGACAACATACTTAATAAGTTTAGTACGCTTATACAAACACTAACACCTAACACATAATAATTACTCACTAACCAATGGCGCAACTGCGCCATTGGTGTATCTACAAGGCTCTTTTTCCAAAACAAATTAGACCTGCATTTCTTAGTAGAGGATCCTGCGTTCCAGCCTGTGCAAAGTACAACTTGCACCTTTAGTAAGTAGGATATATAAATACATAGGGGTCCCAAACGGTATGAACATTGAGCATTTATCAGAAGAGGAATTAAAAGATTTAATTTTTAAAAAGCAGTTGGAGTGGATCAAGTTATGCCAGGATAATTTTTTAATTTTCGCAACAGCTGTTTGGCAAGATTTTATTTATCGTAAAACTAACAATCCTAAAAATTACGGACACCATCAAATTATTGCTAATGCCTTTCAAGAAATAGCTGAAGGTAGTGAAAAGAGGCTCATAATTAATATGCCTCCTAGACATACTAAATCAGAATTTGCATCCTACCTTTTCCCAGCATGGATGATTGGCAGGAATCCTAAGATGAAAATAATGCAGGTTTCACACAACGCAGAATTAGCTTCGCGGTTCGGTAGCAAAGTTAGAAATTTAATGAACACCAAAGAGTATAAACAGATCTTTGGAGATGTTACACTAAGAGAAGATAGTAAAGCAAAAGGACGTTGGGAGACCAATCATGGTGGGGAATACTTTGCAGCGGGTGTTGGCGGTTCTATCACAGGACGAGGGGCGGACTTACTTATTATCGATGATCCACATACTGAACAAGACTCCATGTCAGACTCAGCTATGGATCGTGCATACGAGTGGTACAATTCAGGACCCAGACAACGTTTGCAACCCGGTGGCCGTATTTGTGTAGTCATGACTCGTTGGGCTACGGATGATTTAACAGGAAGGCTCATCAAAGCACAATCAGAGCCTAAAGCAGATAAATGGAGTATTATAGAATTTCCTGCCATACTTCCTAACGATGAACCTGTATGGCCTGAGTATTGGTCTAAAGAAGACCTCGAAGCAGTAAAAGCTTCTATCTCAACAAAAAATTGGAACGCACAATACATGCAGGACCCAACCTCAGAAGAGGGAGCGATAATCAAACGAGATTGGTGGAAGCATTGGGATTCAGAAAAACTTCCTAAATTACTTCATGTCATACAATCTTATGATACTGCATTTTCAAAAAAAGAAACTGCAGATTATTCTGCAATTACTACTTGGGGAATATTTGAACCTTTTGAAGGTTATGAAAAATGTATAATATTATTAGATGCACAAAAAGGTAGATATGATTTCCCTGATCTTAAAAATTTAGCCATAGAACAATATCATTACTGGGAACCTGAAACTGTTATTGTTGAGGCTAAGGCTAGTGGTCAACCATTGATACACGAATTACGTAGAGCTGGTATACCAGTTGTAGATTATGTACCTGCAAGAGGCAGAGATAAGCACACGCGAATAAATAGCTGTGCACCGGTATTTGAGTCTGGTATGGTCTGGGCACCTTTGGACGAACACTGGGCACAGGAAGTTATCGAGGAATGTGCTGCATTTCCTAATGGTCAGTATGATGACTATGTTGATTCTATGACCCAAGCTGTGTTAAGATATAGGCAAGGTGGTTTTGTACAAACATATTCAGATGATTGGGACGAACCGAACTTTAAAATAGAAAAGGATTATAAATATTATTAGGAGAATTTATGCCACGAAGAAGTATGAAAAGCCCGGAACAATTAAAAATGGAAGCTAAAGAAAGTGCTAGGGCAAAACAAAAAGCAAAAGAGAATATGTTCTTAACAGGTGGCCAGGCAAAGATTGCAGCCAAAGCTCCACCAACAAATAAAATTGATGCAAAAGATTTCGCTGTGCTTAGAGCAGAAAAAGCAAAAGGCAGAGGCAAAGGTTTACAAGATGAAAAAGTAAAACCTGGTAAAGTCATGAAAGCTAAAAGGGGAAAATTAGGTGAGGCAAAAGATTACAAACAATATTTAAAAGGATTAAAAAAAATAAGTGAAGAGGGAAAAATGAGAAGGATGAAAAGTCCAAAATTTAGTCCCGCAAACCCTGAAGCATTCAGTGTTAAAACTTTAGGTTTCAAGAGTGAAGATGCATACTATAACAAAATGATGAAAGACCCAAAATTTGCAAAAATAGTTTATAAAACAAGAGGTAACCCTAAAAGACCAGCAGCTATTGATAATAGACTGAGACAATTAAATGCAAGTGCTAGACTTGATAGGATAAATAAAAATCCTAAAACAAAAAAAATGTATGAAAAGGGTACAAGATTTGGAGGAGCTAGAGCATTAAAAGCAGCCAAAGCCACTAGAATAGGTAAAATAGCTGCAGGAGTTGCGGGTGCTGGATTAGCGGCAAAAGCTTATTTAAATAAAAAATTAGAAGAAGCACAAGCTAAGAAAAAAGCTAAAGGTAAAATGGGTGGTGGTTTAGCTGCTGCTACTGAAAGATTAAGAGCTCAAGGTAAAATGGGTGGTGGCATGATGAACAAACCTATGCCTATGTACAATAAAGGCGGTGGAGCTGACACTGGTAAAGTTGGAGAAATGAAAAGTAAAATTGGTGTTTTAAGTAATAAGCTTAGAAGACAAGGCATGAGACTTACAAAAAGAGATATAGAAAAAGCTGGTGACATGGCAGGTTCAATTAGTCCATATCTTTCTAAAAGAGCTAAAAGCTCAAAACAAGGTGCATTAAACTTAGTAAATAGATCTCTTAAAATTTTAAGAGATAATAAAAAAATGGTAGGCACAAAATATCAAAAAATGGGTGGTGGCATGATTAACAAACCTATGGGTTATAAATCAGGTAAATCTGTCATGGCTAAAGGTTGTAAATTAGGAAGAAAAAAACCAACTAAAATGTATACATAGGAGGGACAATGTCCCTACGAAGTTTATTTCAGTTTGGGAAGCAGCTTCTTAAAGGTAAGAAAGAATCAGCGACACCGACCACCGGACAACAACAAAAACAGATAACTTATCAACCAAAGCCTTCTCAAGCACAAGGTCAAGAGTTAGCTGTTCAAGAAATTAAAACACCTCCTGTAGTTTTAAATCAAACTAAAGCTTTACACATGGGTGATGATATCGCTCCCGCATTTGGTTCATCTACATACGACTGGGCGATGAGAATAGGTAGAGGAAAATATACAGCGGATGAATGGTTAAATCATCTAACAAGCACACGAAAAATAAATACAAGAGTTTTTGGTAAGCCTACAACCAAAATAGAAAGAGGAGAAAAAAGATTTAAATATGATAGAGGACCCTTTGCAGGAAAAGAAATTAATATATCTAAGGAAGAATTGTTTGATTCAAATTTAGCCTCTTTTAATGAAGCAGGTAATTTGACAGGTGGTTTATTAGCAGCTGCAAAAAAATTTGGTATAAAGTTAGATGCTAATGAAGTAGGGGCCATGATAAAATTAAATCCGATTAATAGATTAAAACCAGTTGAATTAGGTGCACAGAAAGGTGCACAAGAAGCATTTGAAGTTGCAACAAAAAATTTAGATGAAGCAGTTAGTGCTATTGCTAGAAAAAATCCTAATGATGCAGATTTATTAACTTTTACAGATGCAGTAAGAAATAACATTACTGCTGCTAGACGAGGTGAACTTGGTAAGGGTGTATTTAGTAATATTAGAGATGATCTTAAATCTATAAAAGCAAGACAAAGTGTAATTAATCCACAGGAAAGAGCCACACTTAACAAACTTGAAGCAGAGTTAAACAACGCTGTAGCACCAATGAGAACTAACAAAACTAAATATGGAAATGAAACAAGTTACACATTACAGGGTGGTAAAGATTACAAAGAAACAATTTTTCATTTAGATGAGCCCATAAGAACAAATTCAAATCCATTAAAAGATCCAGGTCACTTTTCTGATACAGGTGCTAAGAATCAAGTTTATCATGTAAGATTTGATACAAGATTTACTCCTGATGGTAAGAAAGGTTTTTTAATTCATGAAATACAATCAGACGTTAATCAGTCTACAGCTAAAGCTTTATCAAAAGCACAACAGTTATCTGAAGATTTCAGAGTAAACCCTTTTCAAAAAGACATTGAATTAAATTTACTTTTAAATCAAAGAAATCAACTTAGTCAAAATTTAAACGAGGCTGTTTTAGCTGGTAATCAAAACATAGCAAATGCAATAGGTACACAGTTAGCAGCCACTACAAGACAAATTACAAAATATGGTAGATCAGAAGGAAGAGCTTATGATTACTTTCCAATGGTTGAAGCGGATCAATATGGGGATCATGCATTAAAATATTTAATGCAAAAAGCTGCTAGAGAAAATATGGATTTTGTTGCAATTGCTCCTTTTGAGAAATTAAGTTTTCGTCAAGGATATAAAGCAGGTAATGAAAGATTTTATGGTTATGCTTCTGGTAAGGGTATTAACAAAAGTGGAGAGGCAGTCATGCCAAAACTTATGAAAAAAAATGCGAGGTTTTATGACTCTAAAGCTGGTCCAACAAAAATATCTTTATCAGATCCATCATTACCTTATAAACGTGTTTTAACTGAAAAATTCACATATCCTTCAAAACATAAATTAGGTGGTAAAACAATTAGAAGCACTTATCATTCAAATGCAAAAAAAGAAGCCACAAAACCTTTTGAAGGAGAGCAATTTATTTTTATGGAGCCTTCAAACCCAAACTTGTATTTTGATGCTTTTGCTATAAAAGTTACACCGATGATGAGAAATACACAAAAAACCTATAAGTCTAAAGGTGGACTTGTAGTAGATATATTTAAACCAATGAGGTACAATTAAGAATGGCTGTAGAGAAAAACAACGAAATTGTAGAAGAAGAAATCAAAGAGGAACCAGAGGGTTTACCAATTGACGTTACTGTAGAAGGTGAAGACGAAATTGTTGAGGAATCTTTACAAGATGATTTTAATGCTAATCTTGCTGAAGATATGGATGAAAGAACATTATCTTCTATGGCTAGTGATTTAATCAGTGAATATAAAAAAGATAAATTATCTAGAAAAGAATGGGAAGAAGCTTACATTAAAGGTTTAGAATTATTAGGCACAAAATATCAAGAGGTAACGAGACCTTTTAGAGGTGCTAGTGGAGTCACACATCCGTTATTAGCTGAGTCTGTTACACAATTTCAAGCACAGGCTTACAAAGAATTAATACCATCTGATGGTCCTGTAAGAACAAAAGTTGTAGGTTTGCAATCACCACAAGTAGAAGCTCAAGCAGATCGTGTAAAAGAATACATGAATTTTTTATTAATGGAAGAGATGGAAGAGTATACAACTGACATGGATCAAATGTTATTTTATTTACCCTTGTCCGGTAGCACGTTTAAAAAAGTGTATTACGATGCATTACTTGGAAGACCATGCTCTAAATTTATACCAGCAGAAGATCTAGTGGTTCCATACTACGCTTCAGATTTAAAAGATTGTGAAAGAATTACACACGTAATTAAGATGACTGAAAATGAGGTCACAAAAAAAGTTGCAGCAGGATTTTACAGAGATGTTAAATTGATGACTCCAACACAACAAACAGATAGAGTTCAACAAAAAGTAGATGAGCTACAAGGAGTAAAAAAAACAGAGTCTGATAATCTGCACACAATACTTGAAATGCACGTGGATCTTAATTTAGATGATTATGAAAATTTTGATGACAAAGCTAAAAAAATTAAAATTCCTTACATTGTGACTATAGATGAGGGATCAGGAGAGATATTATCTATTTACAGAAATTACAAACCTAATGATATCTCTTACGCACGAATAGAATATTTTGTACACTTTAAATTTTTACCAGGGTTAGGATTCTATGGTTTTGGTTTGACACATATGATAGGTGGTTTAAGTAGAGCTGCAACACAATCACTAAGACAATTGATTGATGCAGGTACTTTAAAAAATTTACCAGCAGGATTTAAATCAAGAGGTATTAGAGTAAGAGATGATGATCAACCTATTCAACCTGGTGAGTTTAGAGACGTGGATGCACCTGGAGGAAATATAAGAGATCAGTTTTTTAATCTTCCATTTACGGAACCATCTACAACTTTATTTCAATTATTAGGTTTTGTTGTACAAGCAGGACAAAAATTTGCAGCTATAACAGATTCAAACATCGGTAACGATGTACAAAATAGAGCTGTAGGCACTACAATCGCTCTAATGGAGCGTGGTTCACGTGTTATGAGTGGTGTTCACAAACGTTGTTACTATGCAATGAGGTTAGAATTTAAAATTTTAGCAAAAATTTGTCAAGAATCGTTACCACCTGAGTATCCGTACGATGTTTATGGTGGTCCAAGACAAATTAAACAAGCAGATTTTGATGAAAGAGTCGATATTTTACCGGTAGCAGACCCAAATATTATGTCTATGGCGCAAAGAGTAACTCTAGCACAAACACAATTACAAATTGCACAGACAAATCCACAAATTCATAACATACACGAGGCTTACAGACGTGTTTATGAAGCTTTAGGCACGAAACAAATAGAAGCAATTTTAAAACCTGCACCAAAACAACCTGAACCCATGGATCCTGCGAAAGAAAACGCACGTGCATTGCAAATGCAATTGTTAACTGCCTTTGAATTTCAAGATCATGATGCACATATAGCTGCTCACATGGCATTTATGGCATCAAGAATGGTACAAATTAATCCACAAGTGTATGCATTAATGCAATCACACATTTCAGATCACATTTCATTCAAAGCAAAGGCACAAGTTAGAGCAGCAATGGCAAATAATTCTGAAATGCAACAGATGGCACAACAAAATCCAGAACAATTCCAGATTTTGTTTGATGCAGAGGTTGCAAAAGTTGCTGCACAGATAACACAAGAGCTTGTTCAAACAGAATTAGCTACAAATTCAGCAAAACAAGATCCATTAGTAAGAATTAAACAACAAGAGGTAGATTTAAGGGCAATGGATATGCAAAGAAAGGCAGAAGAAGTTAAATTCAAACAAGATCAGGAAAACATTAGAGCTGCAGCAAGATTAGATTACGATTATGATAAACTTGCACAACAAGATCAACAATCTGATGAAAGATTAGATATAGCGAGAGATAAACTTGAGAAAAAATAAAGATCCAAAAATTGGCACTGGTAAAAAACCTAAAGGTTCAGGTAGGAGGTTGTACACAGATGAGAATCCTAAAGATACTGTTAGAATTAAGTTTGCGACTCCTTCTGATGCTCGTAAGACTGTTGCAAAAGTTAAAAAAATATCTAAACCATTTGCAAGAAAAATACAAATCCTAACAGTTGGTGAACAACGTGCTAAAGTTATGGGTAAATCAAGAGTAGCATCAATATTTAAAGCAGGAAAAAATGCAATCAGACAGACAAAACAAACGTAAAGGACTTAGTGGAGGGGTAAAATTTGGGCCACCGCCTAAAAAAGGACCTAATCCACAAGGTATAAACTTAGTTAGGTCAAAAAATGCAAAAAAACTTGTACGAAAATCTACCAGAAAATCTTAAAATAATTTTTTTAGCTGGATTATTTGATGGAGAAGGAAGTTTTGGAGTTTGGGGCAAAGGTAGAGGAAGAAAATCATTTCAATGTTCTGTTGAGATGTGTGATAAAGATATAATTGAAAGGTTTTTTAATTTATTTGGTGGATCTATGTTACCTGTAAAAATTCGTAATGAAAAATGGAAACAAACTTGGAAGTGGAAGATGTCGGGTAGAAGGGCTTTCAGAATTGTAGGAAAAATGATAAAATATATGTGTCAAAGAAGAAAGGACAAGTACAATGTGGTTAAGTGCAATCAAATTAGCGGTTAGTGCTGGAAGTAAAATTTATGCTAATAAGCAAAAGACGAAGATGGCAATGTCAGAGGCACAACTTTTACATGCTGATCGTATGGCTCGAGGTGAGGAGCAGTATCAGGGAAAACTTCTAGAAGCCCGACAATCAGATTGGAAGGACGAGGCAGTTTTGATAATTCTTAGTTTGCCCGTGGTGGTACTCGCCTGGGCAGTGATATCGGATGACCCATCTGCGATGGACAAAGTAAAATTGTTCTTCGAGATGTTCT